AGCGGTTAAACCGCTCGATTCCCGTATTAGCCATTTTTCGGGTACTACCGCGCCAAAAGCAGGCCGCGCAGCGGTGGGATTTGAACCCACATGATATTGCGTCAATCTCCGTTACCTGATTGGATACTTACTGCGCGAACACGCCAAAACCCTACTCTGCCCTCACCTAAAAGGCAACCCTCTTCTGATATTTTCGGCGGTTTTCCTTGCGTCATTGTGGCGAAACCTTATACACAGGGCGCGAATACTCCACATGAAACCGGCCAAAACCTTTACCGCCAAGGCGCGGAGGCTCTATTCTGGAAGCGGCAATCAAACCGGGGTTATCGCGCACCAAGTCGATAAATTAGGCGGGCGGCGGTGGGATTTGAACCCACATAAGACTATTGCAGCAATAGCTCCCGTTGCCTGATTGGTAACTTACCGACCCGCCCAAAAACCCTACCTCGCCGCGCACAGGAAATCAACCCATGCCCGACCTTGACCTTGAGCTAAACGACCAACAGGCGCAAAAGCGCATGCAGCAGCTTATCCGTGCCCTTTCTGACCTGCGCCCGCTAATGACCGGTATCAGCGCGCAGCTTTTAAGCCACACCGAGCGCACCTTTGCCGTGGAAGGCATGCCCAAATGGCCGGTACTGGCAAACGCCACGCAGCGGGCAAGAAAGCGCCAAGGCCACGGGGCAAGCTCGCCGATATTGCGCAGCAGGACGCCTCACCTTGTGCGTAATTTTACCCTTGAGTTTAGTGATAACCACGCCGCCATCCGCAATCCCACGCCTTACGCGGCCATCCACCAGTTCGGCGGCAGGGCGGGCAAGGGGCATAAAACGCACATTCCGGCGCGCCCCTTTTTGCCGGTTGCAGCCAATAAAAAAGCCCTCACCCCGGCCATGCAGCAAGCCGTCAACCGCCTGATCAGGCAATGGGCGCACCGCATTACCCGCGCGTGAAACCTTTCCACTAAACAGGGCAAAGCCTGCGCTGCATCATCGGCGCATGGATAGCGACGAACCCCTTTATCTGGCGACCTGCGCCTTTGCCCTGCCGTCCGGCAATGCGGCATGGATACAGGTTTTCCCTGCCGGTGCGTTCACCCCGAACGACGGGCGCGAAATGCACGCGCCAAACTGGCAGATTGACGAAAAGAGCGCCAAAGCGCTTATCGAACGCTTTAACGCGCGCAAAAACCCGCTCGTCATCGATTACGAACACCAGACCCTGCACAAGGAAAAAAACGGCCAGCCCGCCCCTGCCGCCGGTTGGATGACCGAATTGCAGTGGCGCGAGGGCAGCGGGTTATGGGCAAAGGCCGACTACACGCCGATTGCCCGCGAACAGATTAAAAACGGCCAGTACCGCTTTTTCTCGCCGGTGTTTGAGCACGACCGAAAAGGCGTCATCCGCCATCTGGTTAATGGCGCATTCACCAACGACCCCGCCATTGACGGCATGGCACCCCTTACCGCCGCCAACCGCCAACGTATCAACCACGAGGATAAACCGATGTCCGAAACCACCGAAAAAACCGAAAAAACGGCGGATTTATCCGCCATTGCGGCTGCGCTGCAACTCGATAGCCACGCCGATGAAAAGGCCATTGTCGCCGCCTGCTGCGCCTTGCACGAAAAAGCCGCGCAAGCACCTGACCCCGCGCAGTACGTGCCGGTCGCTGCCATGCGCCAGATGCAGGCGCAGCTTGCCGCGCTGTCGGCCAGGGTGCAAAGCAGCGAGACCGAAACACTGATTAGCGCGGCGACCGCCGAGGGCAAACTGCTGCCCGCACAGGTGCAATGGGCGCGTGACTACGGCGCAAAAGACCTGGAAGGCTTGAAAGCCTATCTGAAAGATGCACCGGCCATTGCCGCGCTAACGGCCATGCAGGGCAGCGAGCCGCGCAAAGACAGCCTGGGGCTGACGCAAGAAGACCGCGCCGTTGCCGCCGCGCTCGACATTGCCCCTGACGAATACGCCAAAGTCAAAGCGGCTTGAATTAAAGGAGACCCCACATGGCCATCATTACCCCTGCGCTTTTAACCAGCCTTAAAACCGGCTACCAGAAACACTTTCAGGACGGTCTGGCACAAGCACCCTCGCTGTACAAGGAAATTGCCACCGTCATTCAGAGCCAGACCATCTCCAATACCTACGGCTGGTTGGGACAATGGCCTGCACTGCGCGAATGGGTGGGCGACCGCCAGCTAAAAGACATGGCCGCGCACAGCTACCAGATTATCAACAAGGACTGGGAAAGCACGGTCGTCGTCAAACGCACCGACATTGAAGACGATATTTACGGCGTCTACTCCCCCAAGTTTAAGGAACTGGGTCTCGAAACCGGACGCTTCCCCGACAAGCTGGTATTCGAGCTGCTCAAGGCGGGCGCGGCGGCTACCTCGCTGTGCTACGACGGCCAGCCGTTTTTCAGCACCAAGCATCCGGTGTACGAAAAAGTGGACGGCACGGGCGCGGTGACGAACAGCAAAAACCTGTACGAAGGCACGGGCACGGACAAGGGCGACGCCTGGTATCTGCTCGACACCTCCCGCGCCCTGAAACCGCTGATTTATCAGGAGCGCAAAAAGCCCGTCTTTACCTACATGACGCAAAACACCGACGAAGTGGCCTTTATGAGCGGCCTGTACCGCTACGGCGTGGATTTGCGCTCCAATGCCGGTTACGCCTTCTGGCAGATGGCCGCCAAAAGCACGAAAAAGCTCAACCGTGCCAACTTTGAAGAGGTTTACGACGGCATGCGCGGGCTTAAGGGCGACGGCGGTAATCCGCTGGACGTCCGCCCGAACCTGTTGCTTGTGCCCACCTCGCTAAGAAGCGCGGCGCTTGAGGTCGTAGGCGTTGCACGGCTTTCCAGCGGTGCGGACAACCCCAACTACAACCTCGTAAAGGTTATCGACACCGCCTGGCTGAACTGACGGCCATAAAAAAACCCGCTGGCGGGCAGGCTGGCGGGTTTGGGTTCACCCCATAAACGGCACTTATGAGGAAAACATGAAGGATTTTAACCCTATTTCATTAAAGGTTAAAGACTGGCTGGAACTGAATATGAGCACAACACCGTTTCTTAGCGCCTGTATCGGTCTTGCCGCGCTGATTTTTTCGGCTTGTTACGGGGCAAGCCTGATATTGGCCGTTATCCCGTGGGAGCGGTTTTGACATGCCCGACTACTGCACAATTGACGACCTCAAAGCGCAATACGGCGACCGCGCCCTTATCCGGCTGACCGACAGAACCCACCAACCGGTAAGCACGATAGATGAGGCCGTCGCGAGGCGCGCCATTGAGGACGCGCAGGCCGAAATTGACCTGTACCTGCACGGACGCTACAAACTGCCGCTGACCAAGATACCGTCCATCATCAAACGCCTTGCCTGTACACTGGCCTTTGCCAACCTGCACCCTGATGACAAGGAAGAGCACCCCGCGCACCTGCGCGCCAAAGAGGCACGCGCCACGCTGCGAGACATCGCCCGTCACGGGCTGTCCATCGGTCTTGACGCCAAAGGCGAGGCGATAGCAGGCGGCGACACCATCCAGTTTTCCTCCGGTCGTAACGACTGGGCAGCGCTGCGCTGATACGCCATGCACGATTATCTGTTCATGCAGCCGCTGATTGTGCAGCGCATTAGGGATAACGTCCCTGGCCTTGGACATGTTGACAGCCTGTTCAAGCTCGAAGACATCGAAAGGCAAAGCGCCGCTGACCCTGCCTGCTGGGTCATCTATTGCGGCGACAAACCCGCCGATGACAGGCAGCAAAAAAACCTCGTCACCCAATATTACGCCGCCGTGCTGGCGATACGCAGGCCGGAACAAAAAACCACCGGCGAACTGCTGGGAAGGCTTATCAGCGCGCTGTCGGACTGGAAGCCCGAAGGCAGCGGCCTTGCCCCCATGACCCGCGCACAGGAAAACCTGCCGGTCTCTTTTGAGGGCGATTTTCTGTGCTTTCCGCTTTTGTTTGAAGCGCATTTTTTCTGGCCGAGGAAGACGCTATGGCAAGCGTAAGCGTAACGATTGAAACCGATACCCACACCCACGCGGGCAAACCCTGCCAGAAAGGGCAGACGCTTAGCGTAAGCCACGCCACCGCGCAGTTTTTATTGCGTGCGGGCGTTATCCGCAAAATCCCCGCCACCGCGGTGAAACCTGCACTTACCAAGGAGAAAGACAATGGCTGATACCTACTACTACGGACAGGGCAAGGTCTACTGCGCCCCGATTACCGCAGGCGTTCTGGGCGATTACCGCTTTATTGGCGACGTGGACAGGCTGTCGATTGCCCTTGCCGTGGAAAAGGTCGAACACAAGGAAAGTTACAGCGGGCAAAAAGCCCTCGTGCGTAGTTTTCCCATCGGCAAGACCGCCACGCTCAACCTGACGCTGCGCAGTATCGAAACCGAAAACCTCGCTATGGTCTTGTACGGCACGCCGGTTTATACCCCTGCCGGTACGGTCACGGATGAGGACATCGGCACGGTAAGCGCAGGCGAAACCGTACGCCTTGCGCGTATCGGCGTTAAAAACTTAAGCATTACCGACAGCGCCGGTACGCCCAATGTGATTGACCCTGCGCACTATGAGCTGCTCGACAGCGGCCACTTTGGCACGCTGCAATTTAAAAGCCTGCCTGCCGCGCCGGTCTTCCCGCTTAAAGCCAGCTATGAGTACGCGCAAAGCAAAGCGGTCGGCATGTTTACCGCGCCGCAGCCAACCGTGGCGCTGCGGTTTGAGGGCGTCAACCTCGCCGAGGGCAGCGCACCAGTGCTGATTGAGCTGCACAAGGTCGCCACCGACCCGCTGACCGAACTGCCACTGATTGGCGACGGTACGGAAGTGGCAGGGCTTGCCGTTTCCGGCGGGATTTTGCTCGACAGCAGTAAGCCTGCCAGCGACGCGCTGGGACAATTCGGCCATATCACGCAGCTTGCCTAAGAGGGAAAGACCATGAGCACCGATACCGACGACCTTTCCATCCTCTTCCCCGAGCGGCAGATTGAAGCAGGCGGCAAAACGCTTACCCTGCGCGAATACGGCTTTGCCGAAAGCCTCGCCCTGCAAGACCGGTTCGCCCCGCTGGTTGCCGCCATGAGCGAACTGATAGAGGGCGATACCATGCCCGATATTGACCGCATGATGACGGCGCTTACGCAAAATGCCGCGCTGGTTACGGAGCTGGTAGCCGCCAACGCGGGCGTGGACAAAGCCTTTCTCGAACAGCTACCGGCCAGGGAAGGCCAGCGCGTGATGCTGCTGTGGTGGGTGCTGAACGCCCCTTTTTTTATCACCTGTGCCGCGACGCGCTCGCACGCCAAACGGGCGCAGGAACAGGCAATCGCTGGGGGCGGGTCTTTGCCCGCCTGATAGAAGAAGGCCACAGCATGCGCGATTTGCGCCACTACACGCGAAGGCAAATCCTTTTGTTTTTCGAGCAGGCCGAACAGCGCGAGGCCAGCCGCCGCGCCGCGCTCTGCCTTGCCTGCAATATAGAGGGCAAGGCGGCGCAAAAATACATCCGCGCACTGGAGGCGTTCGCCGATGGCCAGCACTGACCTTGAGCTGCAACTACGCATTCAGGCCGAGATTAAGGACGCGCTGGAAGAGCTTAAACGCTTTAAAGACGAGCTTGACCGCCAGAGCGACAGCGCAGACCGCGCCTCAGACAAAATGGGCGGACTGGCTGCCAGCGTCAAGGGCTTGGTCGGTGCATGGGCGTCCTTTAACGGCATCAAAAGCCTGATAGCCATTGCCGACAATTACGGGCAAATGGCCGCGCGTATCCGCCTCGCCACGGACAGCAGCGCCGAATACGACAAGGTGCAAAAGCGCCTGTTTGACAGCACCAAGGAGACCTACCGCAGCTTAAGTGAAGCGCAGGAGCTGTACCTGCAAACGGCGGGCAGCCTGCGCGACATGGGCTATACCACCGATGGCGTGCTGGATGTCACCGAAAGCCTGTCGCTTTTGTTTGTCACCAACGCCACCAGCGCCGACCGCGCAACCAGCGCCATCAATGCCTTCAACAAGGCGCTTGCCACCGGCAAGATGGACGCGCAGGGCTGGCAATCGCTGTTGGTTGCCGTGCCGACGCTGGTGGACAATATCGCCCGCGCCACCGGCAAGAGTGCGCAGGTCATCCGCCAATTGGGCGCAAGCGGCAAATTGGCCATGACCGAGATTACCGAGGGCTTGCGCCTTTCGCTGGCCGAAAACGCCAAGGCGGCAGGCAGCATGCAAACCAGTGTGGGGGATGCACTGACCAACCTTTCCAACGCCTGGCAGCGCTATATCGGCGAGGCCGACGCAGGCGGGCGGCATACCGGAAAATTGGTCGCCGTTATCGAGACCCTCACCGAGCATCTGGATGAAGTGGTCACGGTTGCGGTTGCGGTGGGCGGCGCACTGGCCGCGCTTTGGGGCGCAAAGGCCATCGCCGGTGTGGCCGCAGGCATTAAAGCCTTGTCGGAACTGGCCAAAGCAGGGCTTTCCGCCAGCGTCACGCTGAAAAGCGCAGGCGCTGTGGCCGCTGCCGCCTGGATAGGTTGGAATATCGGCGAATACCTAAGCCGCGAATTTGCCATTGTGCAAAAGGCCGGCGTGTTGCTGGGTGCGTCGATAGCACAAATGGCCGCGCACGCCCGCGCCGCTTGGGAAAGCCTGCTGGCGGTCATGAACGGCGAGGGCACAAAGGGTATCGAAACCGCCATGCAAAGGCTGCGCGAGGAACTGGATAATATCCGCGAATGGCAAAAGCAGCGTTTTATCGAAATCCCCATTGAATTTGCCGCGAAAAACAAACCCGACGATACGGACAAAGCTAGTACCAGCGCCCCGCCGACCCAAACCGGCACGGATGAAACCGGCGAGGCCACGCAGGCCAACGAGGCTTACGTTAAATCACTGGAGAAAAAAGCCGCCACGCTGAATATGACGGCGGCTGAAATCCGCGCCTATGAACTGGCCGAGCGCCATTTGACCGACGCGCAGCGGGCACGTGCCAAGGCCGCGTTAGAGGCCATTGCTGCGGACGAAAAAAACAAAGAAGCGCGCGAGGCGGCGCAAAAGCAACTGGCGGAACTTGCCCGCGCGGAAGCGGCGCTCGCCCGCCAGCGCGAGCAAAACGCCCGCGCCAATGCCGCGCTTAATGTCGAACTGCTGCGTGCACAGGGCAAGCAGACCGAGGCGGCGTTACAGGAGCTGCAAAACCGTATCCGCGAACAGAAAAGCGACTTTGCCGCCGCCGGTAACGAGGCCGGTATTGCCTTTCTCGACAAACTGTTACCGCTGGGCGAGGCGAAAATCCGCCTTGAGGCCATTCAGCGCGAGATTAACGCGGTACTGGAACGCCAGCAGAACGCCGAACGGCAAAACCAGACGCAGCAGGACGCAGGCACCATCAACGAATACCAGGCACGCGAGCGGCTGCTTGCCATCCACCGGCAGACGCGCGAGGAACTGGCGCTGATACGCCCGCAACTGGAACAAATGGCCGCATTGGGCGGTGAGATGGGCGAACAGGCACTAGCCGCCCTGCAAGCACTGGACGCACAGAGCCAGCAACTGGCCAGCACCTGTAGTCTGCTGCAAAAAACGCTGTCCGATGGCCTCACCGGCGGGCTGGAGCAGGCCTTGCTGGGGCTTGCCAAAGGCACGATGACGCTAAAAGAAGCGGTCGCCAGCCTTGCCCAATCGGTCGCCGACGCCCTTTTAAAAATGGCCGCGCAGAATATCGCGCAAACGCTGGTGTCTTCCATCATGGGCGCATTCGGCCAGGGCAGCGCGACCTTGCAACAGGGCGCGGTTGCCGTCGGTCAATCGGCGACGCAGCTATCCAGTGCAGGCGGCGTGGTATCAGCCGCTGCCATGAAGATATCCGCTGCCGCCAAACAACTGGCCGCTGCCGGTGCACAGGCGGGCGGTGCAGGCGGCATGGGCGATATGGGCAGCATGCTGGGGGGCATGGGCAGCAGCAGTGCGGCGGCATCCGGCGCATCCGGCAGTACGGCCTCGGCAGGCGGCGGCTATGGGATTGCCATGATGGCAGGGACGATGTTTGGAAGCTGGCTGGCACGCAACAAACGCGCATCCGGCGGGCTGATTAAAGGCCCGGGCACGGGCACATCCGACAGCATCCCCGCGCTGTTGTCCAATGGCGAGTACGTCATCCGCGCCGCCGTTACGCAGCAGCCCGGCATGCAGGCGATTTTGGACACCATCAACCGTGATGGGCAGGCCGCATTGAAACGCCTTAAGCCGGTGCGCCATGCCACAGGGGGTCTTGCCGGTATCCCCGCGCCGGATTTTGCCGCGCCTTCTGCCGGTTCTAACGACATCCGCGAGCGCAATACCACGGTGGACAACCATATCAGCCTGATTGCCGTGGACAGCGAGGAAAAAGCCATTGCCGCCATGACCGGCGCACAGGGGCAAGCCGCCTTTATCGATTTATTCAGCAAGTACCCGCAAGAGTTCAGACAGGCATTGGGGATTTGACATGGCCTACGAGCACGGCACAGCCGCCAATATCGCCGACTTTATCGACAAACTGAAAACCTTTCTTACCGCGCACCCTGATTTGCTCGCCAGCAATCAGCAGTGGCAGGTATTGCACGATGCAAGCGTTGCTGGAAGTGGCGCTGTGCATGAAGCAAGGGGGCTTGCCTTTAAAGCGCCCGGCCTTGCGGGCAGCGATGAAATTTTTATCGGCCTGAACACGCACGGCAATACCGCGCAGGACTGGTATAACGTAAGGATTTACGGCGGCACGGGCTTTAACGCCGGATTGATTACCGAAACGAACGGCTCGCTATTGAGCGGTTTTTTAAACCCCTCACCTGCCGTGCAACTGCTGCTGTGGAACGCGCCCATGCCCTACTGGTTCTTTGCCAACGGGCGGCGCGTGTGGCTGGTGGCCAAGGTTTCCAGCCAGTACGAAAGCGCAGGCGCAGGCTTTATCCTGCCGCCCTGCACGCCGCAGCATTACCCCTATCCCCTGATGGTCACGGGCAGTTACGCCGATGGTGGGGTGCGCTGGTCGATACAGAACAACGAGCATCGCGGTATCAGCAGCCCGCATCACCGCTCCTGTTTTGTGCTGTCGCCCGACAACCAGTGGACGGATTTTTGCGCGCAGGATTACAGCGGCAATCCACTGAAACCGGATATTAGCTACCGCCGTCTCTGGCCTTTGGGCGCGTATGGCTTTGGTTCTTACACCTACAACACCCTTGCCAACCTGCGCGACACCTTCGGCACGTTCCCGCTGCTGCCACTGACCTTTTGCACCTTTGCAAGCCAGGGTCTCGCGCAGTGGGGCGAGATGGACGGGGCGTTTTTTGTACCGGCGCAAAATTCCGGCGCAGAGGACGTGATTACCGTGGATGGCATCGAGTACCTGGTATTTCAAACCGCTTACAGAAGCGGCAATCCGTGGCTGTTTGCGTTAAGGAAGGATTAAATCATGGCCTATTTTACCGGCACGGCGGGCAACCCCGCCGATTTGCTGAGCAAGCTCAAAACCCACGCGCAAAGCATCGGCTGGATAACCGACAAAAGCAGCGCGGATGAATGGTATGGCCATAACGCACACGGGCATTGGTCGCTTAAAGCCTTTGCGGATAATATCCAGTTATGCGGCAATACCGGTTTTGACAGCAGCAAAACATGGGACAACCAGCCTGGCAGTTCGCGCCTTAACCACGAAAGCAGCAGTAAATACGCCACCGGCTACAGCCTCAGCGCCGGGCCTTTTGTCGCGTATCACCTGTTCGCCAGCGCTGATTACCTGCACCTTGTTGTTGAGATTGGCAGCGGCAAGTTCCGCCATCTGCTTATCGGCAACATTGGCAAACGCGGCGCGGTCTATGACGGCGGGCAGTATCTGGCCGCGTCGTATTTCCGCCAAGGTTATTACACCTACCCGTTTGCTGACATCAGTACCTCCTACAACTACTACTATCACAGCTACCTGCGCGTGGACGGACAGGACGGTGCACCCGCGCCGGACTGGCTGGTATTCTCCGATTACAGCGTCACCCGCTACGCTATGGGCTTGGGAAGGGGGTATAACAGCGTGCGCCATCCTTCCTCCCTGCTGGTACACACCAGCGCCAATGCCTTGACCGGCGGCACGCTGCTTGTCCCCTGCACGATTTACAGCCTGGGCGCACAAAACCGTACGCGCTTTTTGGGGCAGGTCAGGGACTTTGCCGTCTGCCGCATGGATTATCTGAGCGCAGGCGATACGGTCATTGTGGGTAGCGATAGCTGGCGCGTATTCCCACCGGTCGAACGCGGCGCGGATAGCCAAACCACCTCCGGCATGGTCGGTTATGCCTACAGGGTCACGCCCTAAATGGCCGCGTTGGCCGGTCTGCTGCCCGCCCCGTCCGTGCTGGCGTTCAAGACGGGCAGCCATAGCGCCAATCTGGCCGCGCCGCGCAGTCTGCACAATAACCCGCACCTTGCCCATGCCCACAGCAGCGCGGGCGCAGGTGCTGCGGGTACACAGGGCGCACCGGTTACGCAGACCGTGCAGGCGTTTGATGGATTTTTCAGCGGCTCTCTGGCGCTGGATTTTTATCAGCGGCTGTGGCTTGCCCCGCGCCAGCTTGACCTTGGCATGCTGACCGGCGAGCAGTGGATTGATTTTTCCCTGTGGAACGCCTTTTTTGCCCCGCGCACGCTCGCCAGTATCACGCAGCAGGACACCGAGGGGTTGCTGCTGCACGGCGTAGCCGCCCCCTCGCTGCTGCGTCCATTGCAGGAAATCACGGGGAAAATACAGGCCACCCCTGACGGTGCGCCGGTCATCAATGGCGCGTTTGTCTTTCAGGTCGCAGGCGAGCCGCCGCTGCAATTATCGCTAAGCGGCCAGCGCGTGATTGCCTTTGTTTTCGCCCCGAACTGGCAGCGCGGCATCCGTGAACGGCTGGAGTGGCTGACCGAAATCCTCTCCAGCGAGGCAGGCCATGAACAGCGCCGCGCCCTGCGCAGCCTGCCAAGGCGCACGCTTTTAGCCGATTTTGTGCTGGCAGGCGGCGAGCGGCGCAGGCTGCAAAACCAGCTAAGCGGCTGGGGCGCGCGTATTTGGGCGCTGCCTTCGTGGATGGACGCGCAGGCGCTTTCCGCTGACCTGCCCGCCGCTAGCGATAGCATCCCCTGTGATACGCAGGGCTTTTACCGCATGGCCTTGCTGCGAACATCCGTGACCGATTTTGAGGTCATGGAAATCAAGACCGTGCAGGCAGGCGGGTTGCAACTGACCCGCCCCACGCAAAAACCCTGGCCGCGCGGCACAGCGCTTGTACCGCTATTTGCCGCGCAACTGCACAAAACCCCCACCATCCGCCGCGCGTCCGATGACCTGTGGCAGATGGAGGCCGAATTTGCGCAGCTTGACCCCTGTCACCTGCCCGCTGCCCACAATCTGCCGGAATGGGACGGCCTGCCGGTGCTGGACATCGCCCCCAATGAAAGCGAAGATTTAACGCTCGCCCTGGAGCGCATCAGCAAACTGCTCGATAACCAGAGCGCCGCGCCGCGCCTGATTGACTACGCCGGTCGCGCCTTTCACAGCACATTGCACGCCTTTACCTGTGGCACGCGAGACGAGCGCCGCGCCCTGCTGGCCTTTTTTAACGCGTTAAACGGCAGGCAAAAGCCTTTATGGCTGCCGACCTTTGCCGATGACATCCGCCTTGCCGCGCCGGTGGGGGCAAGCGCCTTTAATCTGGACATTGACTATCAGGACATCGCGCGCTTTTTTACCCCGTGCGCGGTGCGTATTGCGTTAAATAACGGCGCGGTGATTTATCGCCATGCCTTAAGTGCGCAGGCGGTCGATGACAAGACCGAGCGGCTCGCCCTGTCCGCGCCGGTGGGCATCGCCTTTGCGCCAGAGGAAGTGTTTCGTATCAGCTTTTTGCGCCTGGTGCGGCAGGATACCGATACCCTCACCCTGCACCATGAGAGCGACGCCGTGATGACCTGCAAAACGGCCTTTAGGGAAGTGCGCGACCGTGTTTAACCTGCTCGAATGGTCTTTATCCAAAGGCCAGCCACAGCGGCTGTACCGGTTCACCACGCAGCACGTCACGCTGGCCTTTACCAGCCATGACGCGCCGGTAACGCATGACCATATCACCTACCGCCCCGCGCCGATTGACGATGACGGCATCCGCCAGAAGGGCGAGCAAAGCACCGACCTGCTGAAAATAAAAGCGCCGTTTGACTTTGAACCGGCGCGGCTGTTTCTGGCCGGACGTCCTGCCGTCACCTTGAGCGTTTTCGACAAGCACGCCGGTAGCGATGAAGCGCGCGCGGTCTGGCACGGGCAGTTACTCGAAATCAACCGCCCCAATGGCGCAAGCTGCGAGCTGATTTGCCGCCCGTTTGGCACGCGGCCAATGACCGGCCTGACGCTCAATTGGTCGCGCGAATGCCCGCACACGCTCTATGACCACAATTGCCGCGTGAACGTGGACGATTTCGCTGTGCCGTTTATTGTGCTGGCCGCAAGCGGGCGCACGCTGACCGCGCAAAGCGGCCTTTCTGCCTATGCCGACGGCTGGTTTACCGCCGGTTTTATCCGCTTTACCGATAGCAGCGGGCTTGCCTTTACGCGCGGCATTGCAAAACACGCGGGCAATCAACTGGATTTAATCAATCCCGTCCTGCTGGCCAGCGGGCAGAGCGTGACCGCCCATGCCGGATGCAATCAGCTTATCAGCACCTGCCATAACAAATTTAACAACCTCGCCAATTGCGGCGCGTGCCCGCATTTGCCCGGCAAGTCGCCGTTTTCCGGCCAGCCGGTCTTTTAGGGGGCGCTTGCTATGACTGCTGTTATATACGCCATTATTTTTGTCGTTGCCGCCATCGTCGCCTATGTCACCGCCCCCAAAGCGCCAAAGCCACCACCGGCGGCCGTGCTGGATGATTTTGACTTCCCGCAGATTGACGACGGCACGC